ACACGAGGATACTTGACATCCTCAGATGGGCGTGCAGTTACAATTAGGGGGATACGCATCGTGAGGATTAGAAATGCTGAATGAGGATCTTCACCTCTGCACCGGCAGAGGCCTGCGTGGTAAGAGCAACACCAAGACGCTGATCAGCAGTCGTGCCGGGAATGACGCGACCCGCAGTCGCAGCGGACGGAACAGCGTTGAAGTTCGTGCCAGCAGTGAAGCCGGAAGCACCAACGATAGCACGCGCAACGCCAGAAATCTGCACCATCACAGGACGACCAGACGTAGCGGCAGTCGTACCAACAGCATCGTCAGTACGATAAGCGTTCTGCTCGCCGCCAACAACGAAGCCCACGAAGCCAACATAGTTGGCAGCAGTTGCAGACTTGTCTACGATACCAACGCCAGAAAGGTAGACCGCATCACCAACCAGCAGCGTAGTGCTAGCAGCAGTAAAGAGGTGAACGATGCCGCCAGTAGCGTTGGACGTAAGGTTGTTGGACTCGCCCCGGATGTTAACCCAAGAAAATCCAGTAGGCGTATCCATGATTAAGCACTCGGGTTAGTGCCGTACCAAGCGCGCCAGTTGTAGAACCAGATGATCCAACGGCCACGCGCCTTCACCTTCGCAGCGTCAACCTCGTTGTCGTACCAATCCGTCATCGTGATGGCCTCACGGTTCAGGAAGTGGCAGTCGTTCAGCTCGCTATCGTAGATGAAGTAATGGAAGAGATTCGTCATGTACGGATTGACGATGATCTCGGACGGCTTGAAGTTCCGACGAATCGGGTTGTCCTGATTGTTCGCCGTGAACGGCTCCAGCGAAGACTCAAGAATCTGGTACGCCTTGTTCACCTGCCCCTGATCGTTAGCGATCATGAGCTTGTTCGGCATCACCATCATCGGATCGCCGTTCTCGTTCTTGCACTTGCGAGCAAGATCCATCAGCGCGGTGAAGCCAGCGACGGACAGCGAGACGGCGTTCGTCGGACGGTTCGAAACGGTGGTGGTAGCGTTGATCAGCGTGTGCGCGGTGTTCAGAAGGGAGAGATTGTCCATGCCCTTGAAGTTCGTGCCGTTGAAGGCATCGTCAATCAGAGCAACGGACGCATACTCCTTCGTGTACATCGCAGCCTCGGCAAGCCACTTCGCACCCTGATTCAGCTTGCCATACTGATCATCATCAATCGCTTCCTTCGAGAGAAAGTAGCCAGCCTTGTAGGTCTTATCAACGGCCATGACCTTGGGACCGGACACGACCTCCTGATAAATCACAGGCTCAAGCTCACGGCTCTGCACAAGACGATTCGGGCCAACAATCGTAGTGGCAGAAATCTCAGGAAGATTGTGCGACCCCTCCTTGAGATACTTGTTGTACATCAGAGGAAACTTCTTAACCGTATCCTGAAAGTCCTTTCGAAGTCCAGGACGCGCAAGAAGGCGATGCTGCTGAATCATCGACATTGTGTGTTATCCTTTAAGCGTAGAGGGTGGACTGGAGGAACTTGAAGTAGACGCGACCCGGAGCGTCTACCGAAGTATCGAAGCCGATAACAGTCACCACGACGTTCGTGGTATCCGCCTCATCCACAGTCCAAGTGCCATCCGACTGACGAACCAGCCCGTAATCCTCACCGACGTTCGCATTGTCGGGAGTCACAAGAGCAGTCGTACCGTTGGAAAGCTGACCGAAGAACACAACGTCACGGCCAGCAACGAACACAGGCACGGTGTTGGCACGGCCAGTCACGGTAACAGGCGAATCGCCCGCATCAAAACCGAAGGCAGAGTTATCCGCCGCGCCAGCAACGCCAACAATCAGCGTCACATCGTTCGTGTCAAGCTCGTCAACCTCACCAGCGTTGATCGTGAGCGGAGCGCCAATCACGAAGTCCTCGCCACTCTTCACGACGTAATGACGAGTCGAAGTGGTGCCGCCGCCCTCAACATGCGAAGGACGAAAAGGAAGTGCTACAGCCATTTGTTGTTACCTCGGTAGATGTGCTTGAAGTTCTGAGCCAGAAATTCGACGACCAGTAGAAGACTCTCGCTCAACTCCTAGCCCAAGCTGAGAAGCATAGGCTTGATACCGCTCGTTAGCAGCATCGGAGTTGATCCCACTTTGCCGCTCAGACATAAGAGCAGCTTGTTCCAACTGTGCTTCATGCTTCCACTTAGGAATCACCATGAACTTCACGTCTCCAATAGTGGAACCATCGGGACGATCATGGAGCTTGTTGTGCCCTTCGAGATACTCAGAGCCGTCAACGTAACCCTTCGCTTGAGCGTGAAACTGAGAGAAATCGTCCACGCCCAGCCATTCACCGTGAAGATGCTCCGGGAGATTTACAATAAGGCGATCATTGACGTAGGAACGATCCGCAGTTTCGAAGAGCCTACGCTTATACTCAAGAACTTCTTGATCAGAAGGCTTAGGAGCAGCCGCAGGAGTAGACGGCTTCGCGGGAGTAGTCATACGGTAATGCCCTCGTCGTTGTTAACGATAGCAAAGAAGGAATCAACATCCTCACGCTTATTCGGATCGAAGCCGGCCCGCTTCATAGCAGTACGCTCAAGCTCAGAAAGACGCGGAGCAGTCCGCGAAGTGGGAGCAGGAGCGCCGTTTGTACGGGTAGGAGGATTCTGGCGAGGAGGCTGAGACATCTGTTGCTGATTGTTAACCTGTGGAGTTGCAGCGTTCATCGCAGTGTAGTAGCCGATAGTGGCAAATGCCTGCGTGGCGAACGTGCCGGGGTCCACAGAAGAAGAGTTCTGAAGCTGCCCGCGAATGGTGGACGAAAGAACGTCGCGATACTGAGAAAGATGCGGGAACTGCTGATAGAAAGAAGCTTCTGCTTGATCAAGCTGCTTCTGACGCTTGAAGTCGCGGGAGATCTCACCAACGTCAGCAAGCGAATCCTGAAGCTGCTTGCGAACAATGCGAGAGATCGTCTCGACGGTGCCGAGCTTCTCAATGTCAGCATCCGTTACATCAAGATTCTCACGCGGCTGACTCTGCATGAGTTGCTGCTGGCGGAGCATTTCAAGCTCTTGCTCGCGCTGCTGCCGCTCGCGCACAGACTGAGCATACAATGCACGATAGTCAATGTCAGGCGTCTGAGGTTGAACTTGGGCAGGTGCCTGAGAATTGTCAAGTTGTGCATCATTGTCTGGAGTCTGCGTATCGAGAACTTCAGTGTTAGCGTCCTGCGTTTCGTCCATGTTCCTTCGCCTCAGTTAGAGTTGCTTGCAGTTCTTCGAGGATACCAAGCTTACCCTGCAAGTGATAAGCCTGGGGGAAGTCCGCCTTGCGCAATGACGTTAGGTGTTTCGATTCTAGCGTTTGGAGCAAGAACAGAAGTGATTCCGCTTGGGGGAGCTGCATTAGCTCCTTGAGGTGCTGCTGGCTGCGCGGAGGGTACTCCAGCAGGTATCTGAGTGGGCCGGTAGGCATCAAAGTTAAAGATTAGCTTCTCGGGATTAGGAACATCGAATGCGCGAAGAATCTCAAGGTTGATCTGATCGGCAGCCCGCAGCGCAGCCTTCGCCATCTCTTGCACTAGATTAGGATCTTGAAGCTGCTGTGCAAGCCCCATGACCTGAGTCCAGTACTGAGTCTGCATACCTGCAAGCTGCGTATAAGTATTGCGGTCAAGAACCTTGTTATTCTTAGCGCCCGCAAGCTGAACATTGAAGAACATCTTATTCTTCAGACGCTCAATGTCTTGCAGATAGATCTGAACTTCTGCGCCTTGCGGAAGAATGGAGAAGACCTGACGATCAGCAGGGCCGTACTTGATGATGCTTTGCGCCGCCCGCCAAAGAACCCTATTCAGGAAATCCTTCTTGTTGTTGTAGGTATAATCGAACTTGCGATTGGACTCTTGGACTCTTGCAAGAGAGTCGGACGCAGTTCCCGGAGTGCCGATATTCGGCATGCCGAGAGTAAGCTCGTTCACACCTGTGCGCTGCTGAGAATAGATGACGACTTGGTTTTCGTTGTTGTAAGCAGAAGCCTTCACATCTCCGATGAACATGGGCTGAATATCTTCCATGTCCTCGACGAACCACTTCTTGCCGGGGAAGATAGGCTCGTCGTCCTTGATCCAAGAAGCAGTTTTCTTGACTTTGAACATCGCCATGTTTGCGATCGTAGCGTTATCAAGACGCTGGCGATGCTGCGCGGTCACTTCCTCTTGGAACTGATTGTTCTGCTTTGCGATGCCATATCCATACCAACGATACTCCATTGGCATGTACACGCCCTTCTCGTAGTCACGCCCCTCGGAGTAAGTCAAGGAGAGAATCTGACGAGAGTTCTCATGGAAGATGACTTCGATAGCAGACTCCTCTCCGTTGCCATCTACGTCGAAATCCAGAAGAACGCGAGTCAGTTCAATCTCAGAAGGGTAGACAGGAACGGTATTCGTAAGCTCCTGAACCTCAGCTTCCACCTTGTTGTTCGTGATGGAGACGCCGATGTAGTAGCCGTTCAACTTCTCGTAAGCATCTGAAGCAAGCTGAGAAGCTGCGACCATCTGCTTAAGAGTGTACTCTGAGATACGAAAAGTGTGCCCAACCCAAGGAGCCTGATCAATCTCAGTAGCGTAGAACGGCATCACGAAGTCGGAAATATCAACTCCGTCGATGGTGGTCCCTTTCTCACGATACACAGGAACCTTAATTTCGTTTCCGTCTGCCGTGCGTACGACAGAACTCTTCACTTCGCGGTAGCCAACAGTCATGATGCCGGTTCCGTTCTTCGTCATCTGAAGAAGTGGAGCCTCGACCTTGGAGCGGAAGCTTAGAGTATTCAGAAATTCGTGATTGAAATACTTCTCAAGGCCTTGCTTTACGTCTTGATATTGCTCCGTAACATCGACCGTAACGAGTTCCTTAAGGCCGAAAAGCTGTCCCATGTCGCGTGCATGAACAGCTTCAACAGCAATAGCAGTGAGAGGAACAATAATAGAAGCAAAGCCAGTGACAGGTAGCTCAGGTGACTCAACAGATGGCTCAGCCCAGAAGTCTTGAAGTTCACGATTCCACCTGTCGAGAAGATGCTCACGCTCTGCTCTATGATTGATAAGCTCATCTGCAACGTATGCTGTAAGCTTATCTAGAATTTCCGGATCTGGATCAAGTTGCCTAGGCATAATAAGGTGCGCCGAAAAGAAGCTCAAAGATTTGCTTTAAGTCTCGGACGGTAAGCTTCTTACGGAAGATCCAGAGCTTGATCGTAGTCAGTTCACGATACTCATTCTGCGTATACCACAGCCAGAAAAGCTTGTTAATCGTCTCCTTGACGATATCCTTCGGAGTCTCAGGAACAAGCTCTTCGAGGTTAAGTTCGTCTAGGGCTGCCATTTGTGCGTCTCCGGATGGTTTCGGTGTGGGGGCGGGTTTCGGCGGGCCGGTTCGGGGCGGTGCGTGGGCGGGCTTCCTGTGCGTCTTCGGACAGTTCTGTGCGGGCGGAGGGTTTTGTGTGTGCGCCTACGCCGCGCGCTCGCTTCGCTTCGCGGACGCGGCTGCGGCGCGTCACTTCTTTTTCTTCTTCGCGACCGCTGCGTTGTCGACGAGATTCGGATAAGGCCTGCCCGCCTTCTTGGCGCGAGCCTTCGCGGCAGACTTCTGCGCCGGAGAAAGCTTCTTGCTCTTCTTCTTAGGATTTGGCTTGTCCCAGAAATCCTTTGGCATCACCATTTCACCTTGTCGGCCCAGTACGCCGCAGAGAGTTTGCCCTTCGCAATGTTCTTCGCGTGACGCGCCTTGAAGCTTGCTTGTCGCTTCGTGGGCTGACGATCACCAGTCACGCCTTGCTGTCCGAAGCGAATCGTCTTGATTGTATCACCCTGCTTCGCCACAACGATGTGCGATTTCTTTGGATGAGATGGAGTTCTCTTGGGCTTATTATAGCCTGAAACTCCTGCGCGGGCAAGTCGTGGATCCTTTTTCATTTCTTATGCTCTCTTCTGTGACATGCGATGCATAGAAACTCTCCGTTGTCGGGATCGAGAGAAAGATCCGGATTATCGTACACGCGGATCTTATGATGAACATGTCGTCCCTTCTTTCCGCACCCGCGAACGCACATATACGAGGCTCGTATCCGCACTTCGTGCAGGAAGCATTGATACTCGGCAGTCTTGTATAGTGCGTTGCGGAGAGCGGCCCACTTCTTCAGGAATTCTTTGCGCGGAACGAAGGACTTCTTAAGTCTCTTCAGCCTCCGGAGAATCTTTGCTGCTTGGCTTTTGGGGTCCGGATGCAAGAGATGGACCGATGACGGTTAGGGAGAT